TGGGCCAGAGCTGTCAGTGCTGTTGATTCCACTTGAAATTGGATTTCCTTGGTTATCATATGCAGTGTTACGATATCCGATCCATGCACCTTGCTTTTGGATCATAATATCTACTTGATCTATAACGCTATAGAACCAATTGGTTTTGTTTAATGGTGCCTTTGTAGGGGCGCCCTCATTGGCAGTGTATGCGATTCTGTTCCAATTGCTTGCACCCAAGTAATAACCCAAGTTAGGAGCTCCTGAAACGTATGCCACACCAATTACGCCATTGCTGTTCATGATTGGACCAACTCCAGCTACTGCAGTTGAATCCAATTCAGTTACTGTCAATGTTAAGTCATTAGTAGGAGTAGTTCCACCCAATTGATCACCAGAAATAACTATCAGATCGCCAACTGAATAGTCAATACCAGCACTGGTAATACCATCGATCATATATGTTTTGCCTGATGCAAACACATTGAACACCGCATTTGATCCGGCAGCGCCGCCTGTTGGACGAGTTGAGCTGGTTTGCTGTGCTGAGCTATTGGTGATGCTGGCTATGTGCCTACGACTGATGCCAGTGGTTGCACCAAGGATAAATCCTGCGGCCTCTAGTACAGCTTGATTAGAGTTGTTACCAGGTACGCTTAGTACAATCTCACCACCCAGAGTATGGGTTAGTTGTATGGCGCCACCTGCTGTAACTGCTGCTGTGGTATTTGGAATACTCGCGCCTGACCATGCAGTGACAAAATCAGCAGCAGTCTCACCTGGAATTACCAATGTGTAGGGAGTACTCAACACGGCAGAACCAACTGTTGAAACTCTGACTACCAACTGATCGCCGTATGTAAATGTAGGATTAGTTATGGTTCCTGTTACCACTGTAGCGCCCTTAGTGGTACGCTCGTACAAGTAAACTGGGCTACCTGGAACTGCCATGGCCATTGAGTAGTCACCAACTACGGTGCCTGCTGCAATATTCTTACCGCCTGCTCCATCTAATTGATAGTTTGCATCAGTGATGCTTGTATATAGTTTTACATTTTTCTGAACGAAGGATTCAGTAGTGCTGCTATATTGTGCTAGCACTGTGCTGATACCAGCTCCAGCTGCACTGGTCTTAATCCAAACAGATCCGGTTGGGCGTGGGCTGGTTTGCCCTGCGGTCCACATTGGCATTTCTGCTGAAGTACCGTAGGCTATGTCAGGTTGATAGTACTTGGTTGTAGAACTTAATCCCAAGTAGTCTAGGATTGTTTCTGTTGTGCCACCGTAGGTTGCTGAGCTGAATTGAATGAATGATTCTTCAGCTGGCGAGGAAGAATATACTACTACATATTTACCGGAACTGTCTATTCCTGCACTGATTCTGTCCAATCCCAATTGATTTATGTCATTGGCAACGTCAACTGCTGTATTACCTGAAACGGCAACTGTCACGTTATATTCGTCATTTACATTTATAGTAAAAGTGCTACCAACAATATTCAATTGCTGTGATGAGCTTAGATCGCCGCCGAAGCTAGCTAGTCTGATGTCGCCTGTTCCAGTGGCAGTTGGTATAGAATTTAACCATGCATCACCACCTAATCGGATCCATTGGTTAAACGAATTCTTATAAAAATATTGTGCTTCGTTTAATGGATCAGGTAATTGTGTATATCTAGCATCAATTGCGTAGTCGCCTATATTACCTATAGTGTTCTTGGGAGTGTCACCTGACATAGAATCGTCGAGGGTTATCACAGTTGGTATCTTGTTGGTAAACTTGCCAGTTGACTGGTTGAATTCGTAAATTCCCCATGCACTTGAAGTGGTGTCTAACCAGTAGGTTCCATTTGCTGGCGCGCCAGTTGGACGTCCAACTGCTCCCACCAGGCTGGCTAGGTCAATATCTGCTCTCAGTACGTAGCAACGGTTAGTTATACTCATCAATGAGTATGCAGCTAATAAACCATATTCATTTAACTCGTACCCCTGAATAGGAGTTCCGTCTGTAGTCTTGTAAAAGAATGGGTTTCCGTATAAGTTGACCAAATCACGCGATGATGATATCAGGGTTAATTTGTTAGCGTTGGCAGAGGTGGTAGCTACTGCTACGCCAGTTCCTGCTGCATTTGTCTTATTCTGTGCAGTTGCAAGAATGATAAGTGGTACTGAATTAGAGGCTGCTGGTGCGTATTGACTTTGGTCAATGATGGTTACTTCTACGCCTGGGGATACTAATGCCATTTTAAAATTTCCTTTATGTTATGATTTTGAGGGTTAACTCCCTGTTGATAGTATTATTTATGTTTATTTCCATAAAACACGTGGTTGCTACTCTTTATAAAGAGCTGCTATAAATAACAGTATGAACCGACCCATGTGCCCAGTATGCAACAAAAATCACTGTGCTGCCAACTATTATCGCAAAGGAGTGCGGTATTTTCGCAGTAAATGTGATGACTGTATCCGCAAGAACAAAGGCATACGCCCAGCTGTTCCTACTTGGAAGAAGCTGGGCTATACCAAAAAGACTGGCTGTGACTTATGTGGGTTTAGAAGAATATATGACAGTCAAATGGTAGTATTTCACGTTGACGGTAACTTAACTAACAATGAGTTAGTGAATCTACGTACCATTTGCTTAAATTGTATTGAAGTGGTAAAGCGCAAAGAACCTATTTGGAAGCTGGGTGATTTAGAAATTGATCCCTAACAGGCCATGATAGTTTTTATCTTGGTGTGTAAATCATCTATCGTGCCATCATTTTCAATTTCATAGTCATAGTGTAATCCCACACTCATGTACTCGCTGGGGTGAATCTTGGCATCCCAAAGACGGCTCTTTGCCAGTATCCAGCCAATGTGGGCATCTCCCCTGTTGACTGCAACTGCGTCATCGTACCAAATGGGTTTAGGCCCTCGTGTGATTCTGATGGTTGTTCCGCCGGCTCGCTTGATAGCAGCAAGTTCATTGGGGAATCTGGTGTCAGTGATTACGATATCATCTTTGCTTTGTGTAATCTTGTTTTCTAGGCTGGCGATCCAAATGTCGTCATGAAAATGATTGCGAGCCACTTCAGTTCCCCAGTGCTGCAATACCCATCTGGGAGTTAGTTCAGGAATACCCAGTCGTTCACTCCACCAGGGATCAACTTGTTCTCGCCATTCACGACTGTATGTGGTGTTTCCTTCAAGTAGAGTGCGATCCCATCCAAATATATATGAGACCGCATCTTTTAATGATCCTGCAAAGCTTTCTTTTTTGAATCCATGAAATGAAGTCAGATAGTTGGCTACTGTATCTTTGCCTGAACCGATGAATCCAGTGACGCTAATAATCATATTGCTCCCAAGTTATGTGACTATTATATCGCACAACAGCAATAATGTACAGCGTTTAGGTTACTAAATTAGCCCTGAACCCAAGTCAGTGGTTGCGAATAGTCCACGTATCTGCGTAGGTCTTCCAGTAGCTGTGCTTGCAGGGCTGCACCTTCAGCTTTCAATGCAGTACCGTTCAGCGTAGTGCCGCCACCAGGTCCCACGATGCTGGCAAACTTCTCACGAGCCTCACCCAGGGTGAGTTTGAGTTGGCTGAATACCCAGTCACCTATCCAAACCCCTGATCCTGGATCTTGTAACAGTGTTGATTCAGGTTTTTGAGTATCAGCCCAAACCAATATCTTTTCTCCGGATCCCTTGGGGTCACGCACCAGTCTTATCTGTTTAGTCACTGGGTTGAATGTGAATACCACATATCCACCAAACATACGTGCAGCTAACTCAATATAGCCAGCATAAAAGTCATATGTGGCTAATCCGCCTGCATAGTTGTAGTTTAACAGATAGGTATTTAAGATTGCGCTGCTGAATGGGTCAAACGAGCTGGATGCAGGTCCTGTTTCCAGACCAATGGTTCTACGGAATACTTGTCTGACATTGATGAATTCATCTGGCAACGTATAAGTGTCCATTTTAGCTTCCAGTGTCAACAGAGTGTATGATTCTTCTGTTGCGTTCTGGGCGCGTTGTCTATAGACTTTTATTGCATATTTGTACGCAGCTTCATAGTGTTCAGGATCTAATTCTAAGTCTACGATACCGTCACCCAACCTGTATCGTAGATTGTCAAATAGTTCTTGCTTTAATTCTTGAAGTGTAAGTGCTGATGCCATAGTTGTATGCCCTGTTTATACTGTATTTATCAGGCATACCAGACAAACTTATCTCCATTTGGGACCATCAAACCAAGCTGCAACTGAGTGTCTGGTGCCCTTGGTAACTGGCGTGGCTGCATGGTATATAAAGCTGGGAATGAATATCACAGTGCCCTGAGTTCTGATTTCCTGTGGAACCATCTGTTCCATAGTGGTTTCATACAGTTCAAAATTACCACCCTCATATGTGTCTGGATCAGTTAGTTGTATGATGCACGAGAGTTTTCTATGATACTTGGGATCGTTGTTTATCCAAAATACATCTTGATGCCTTTTGTACTCTCCCTGAACAGCCTCATCGTATTCAGCCAGTTGTAGATAACTGAGTTTAGACAAGTGAAAATCAAACCAAACATCATTTGCCTGCAATGCCAGCTTCCACAGTTCATCAAACAAGAATTTAAAATTCTCATTGTCCTGTTGTATAAATCTCACTGAACCTCTGCGAAATTCAGAGTTGATTATGCTATTG